AACAAGTTTTTACGACATGAGGGCGGTTTAAACACGGAAACATTACAACGAATAGGTAAGGCACTTAATAACATAAAATGGAAGCACTCTTAACGGGGTGCTTTTTTTATTTAAAAATAGTTGTATATTTACAAAAAAAATTATATATGACAATTATTTTATTAGTAGCGTTCGCATGGTGGTTTGTTAAATTTGAGCCTTTACACTTTGCAATTGACTACGTCTTTGAGTTCTTTAGACCGACATTTGTTACAAATTGGATACATCATTCACTTTCATGTTATAAATGTGTAGGGTTTTGGTCGGCTTGGATTATTACGGGCAACTTTTTTACTGCTTGTATCGTTTCATTAATATCTTACACCTTAGATTTATGCTTACAGAAATTGACATAGAATACATCGAAAGTATCCGTTTGGAAACACAGCACGTTCAAGAGAGTAAAAGTGTCTTAAACAAGCTAAAAACGATAAAAGAACGGATTACAAATGAGAACTTTACAAAATGCTTTTGCTCAGGAGTAGTGAGAAAGCAATATTTAAAAGATTTTTTCAATTGGTATGAAAGCTATTCTCGATAAACTACTCACAGAAAATTACAACGAAGTAAGTCGGTACACGCATTACTTTTTAAGTAGACTGAAATCTAACCTCGACTGCGATACTGTCATCAACAACGCCTACCTTTCGTATATTGAACACGACATAAAAGGAAAAACCCCTACGTTAGACCATGAGGTTAAGTATTATTTTAGTCATTTAATCAAATGTGAGTTACTTTGGCAGTCAAAAAGCAAGTTAGAAATAATAACAAGCGTTGAAAATGACTACATCGCTGAAATAGTAGATGACGAAAACACGAACGCTATAATAGTTGAGCTAAATATAAACCGTTACAAAGCTATTTTAGACATATACAGAGATAGCTTAACAGATAAAGTAAAACGAGTGTACTTCGATACGTTCCTAAGACTGTCAAAACAGAAAGAAAAAGCATACACAATAAGAGAATTAGCAAGTCATTTCGATATTAGCGTAGGCACAGCGCATGGAATGATAACAGAAATCAAAAAGGAACTTCGGGAACTTGAACAATTGTTGAAAAATTAACATTTTAAAGAAAAAATCATGAGTAAAATTAAAGCAGAATACTACGGAAAAGTAATTTCTAAATACGATAGCATTTTAGGTGAAGTCAGAATCGAAATTGATAAGGTAAAGCCAAGTCAACACAACTATTTACGTGCAATGGGTTTCGGTCATATCTTTGAAACTACAAAATTTGTAGGGATTGAGGAGGAAAAGCCTAAAAAAACACGAACAAGAAAAGCTAAACCACAACAAGAAGAAGAGGAATGAAATACTTTCTAATTTGCTACGGTAAGAATATGCAGAAAAGAGCATACGAAATAATGACTATGCTAAAAGATAGCGAGACACATTTCGTTATTTATAATTTTCCCGATGACCACAACAGCATATCAATTGACCAAATAAGCGAAGATGAATTTCTAACACATTACGCATTGTGAATTTTGATTTAATGGTTGCAACGATTGAGGAGTATATATTCCAACGTAAAGCGACTAAAATACGAATTGATAAACAAGTAGTATATAACGATGTGAGACAAATACAAATGTTAATATTAGCATACAATCAAATAACCAACAAAAACACGAACAATGGCAAAGCATAAATACATAGAAACACCAGAGAAGCTATTCGAACTATTCGAAGAGTATAAGAAGAACTTAAAACCTCGTGAAATACAAAAGGCAACAGCCACAGGAGTTAAGTCTGAGTTACATAAACCCCCATTGACTTTAGAGGGTTTTGAAGTTTTCGGTTTTAGTAAAGGTGTAACACTTGACCATTATTTTAGAAATACAAACGGGGCTTATGAAGAATATTGCGCTATCTGCTTACGTATAAAGAAAGAAATCCGTCAAGACCAAATTGAGGGTGGTATGGTAGGACAGTTCAACCCAAGCATTACACAACGACTAAACGGACTGACTGAGAAAACTGACGTAACAACGAATGGCAAAGACATAAGCAAAATCGAAATTCAGATAGTAACGAATGAAAATCAAATCGACTAAGATATTCCAAAAGAACTGGGAAGCCTTAAACAGTGATAATAGATTTGTAGTTAATCAAGGGGGGAGTAGGTCAAGTAAGACATATTCCCTTTGTCAGTTAATTATAGTATGGTGTTTGCAGAATCCGAATAAGGTAGTGTCAATAGTTAGAAAGACGTTCCCTGCTTTACGTGCTACTGTGATGCGTGACTTCTTTGAAATCATGAAAGAACTTGAAATATACGACAAGGCAAGTCACAATATGAGTGAAAACATATACAAGTTTCCGAATGGTTCGATAGTTGAGTTCTTCAGTGTTGATGACGAGCAAAAGATTAGAGGTCGAAAACGTGACTTGGGTTGGTGCAATGAAGCAAATGAGTTATGGTTTGAAGATTTCCAACAGTTGAATATGCGTACTGAATCAAAAATGATATTCGACTACAATCCTTCAGATAGTGCGAGTTGGCTTTACGAACTACCAAAAGACGAAACGACTATAATAAAATCAACGTACAAAGACAATCCGTTTTTACCTGAGTCAATTAAACGACAGATAGAGGACTTAAAAAGAACAGATGAGGCATTATATCAAATTTACGCTTTAGGTGAACGAGCGATAAGCAAACAAAACATATACAGCAATTGGACATTCATAGACGAAAGACCTTTGCGCTTTCAATCGTTTGTTTATGGTCTTGACTTTGGTTACAATCACCCGACTGCCTTAGTGAAAGTGTGGCACAACGAAAAAGACTTATACATCGAACCAATTATCTACGAAAGCTACCTTACTACTTCGTTACTGATTCAAAAAATGCAGGACTTAGGCATAGACCAAAACACGGATATATTAGCCGATTACTCAAGACCCGAAATAATAGCGGAACTTCAAGTAGCAGGATACAACGTAAACAACGCAAACAAAGAAGTTAAAAAAGGAATTGATGACGTTAAGACATTTGGAATCTATTGTAAGAACGACCCGAATATGAAGCGTGAATACGATAACTACAAATGGAAAAAGGTAGGTGACAATATAATAGATGAGCCTGTTAAAATGTTCGATGATGCAATGGACGCTATACGATATGCTACACGCTTTGTAAAAGAACAATACTACACCGATAACTCTTATTTTAGTTTCTAATGAACTAAACAAATTTTGAACACATTATAAATAAAAAAGACATGAGTACAAACTTAATAGGCGAGGCAGTCGCTAACATGGGGTCATTTATAGTAAATGGCACAACACAAGTAAACAAAGAGTGTGACGCTATCGTAGTCACAGATGATGCAATCTTTTCAAAAGTGTTAATCGTAGGAGTTGACAAAAAGACGGATTACATTCAAGACACAGCTTTAACAGTAAAGGCGGGAACTATTTTAACACCAATCAATGATTTAAAGTTTAGCGGTGTAGAATTAGTGAGCGGTCAAGTAGTTCTAATTTTAGGATAATGTTTTACGGTGTAGCTTATTCGATGTATAACGTCACTCGTTGGATTCATACACGAGCGTTAAAAGCGTTTCATAGAATAACAGAAAGTGGAAATCACAAAAGAGTTACTGAGGGCGGTAACGAAAGAATAAGAGAAACGGAATAAATTTAAAATTATGGCAAATAAAAAAATCAGTGAATTAACTCCTAAAGGTTCGGCATTAAGCGCAACTGATTTATTGGAGGTATCGGTAGATGCGGGAGGTGGTACGTACACAACAGCAAGTATCACGGGGCAAGAAATTAAAGACTTCGCAGGCGGTTCTGGAAATCCAAGTGTTATCTCAGCAAGTTACGTAAATGGAACAACTGTGACAGGTACTCTTTTAGAGACTTCATCTGTATCTCTTTTAGTTCCTGCAAATACTTTTACTAATGGAATGTTAGAAGTTATCTGCAGAATAACAAAAACAGGTACTTCAGGTACTTCAGGAATTAGAATTTACAAAAATACATCTAATACTTTGGTAGGAGCAACTTTAATTGCAGGTAGTACAGGCTATTCAGCTACTACTATATTCTCGCAAGTAATTAGAACATTTAGAATAAACACAAATGTTTTAACAGGTTATGGAGCAACAAGTCCAACTACAAGTGATTACAATACTGTAGGTACGGCGATTTCTACTACATTTACAACAAGTGTTGATAATTATATAATTTTTGCTATTACTTTGTCAAGTTTAACAGACTCTGCAAATATATCAATGGCTCGTTTAACTCAATATGCATAACATGAATATTTTAAAAATACAAGGTGGTTTCAATTTCAATGATATTGATTACACATTTCAAGACTTCGAAAGTGAGCAAGGTTTAATTGCAAATCAAATCGTTTCAGAAAGTCAAGTTTTAGTCGGAACAAATGAAGGCATTATCATGCTCGATTTATCATGTACGATTGATGGCGAAACATACACGGACATTAACTTATTCGTTAAAAATCTTTACTAATGGCAATTTCTTTAATAGCAAAACCACAATCGACAACACCCGCATATAATCAAATGCGGTTTATTTACGATTCAACAAACAAAAACAAAGACGGGTTTAAATACATTTTTGAAGTGTTTGAGGGTGTCACGCTATTAGAGACCTACAAAGTGCTTCCCGACTATCCAAATGGCTACGGTAACATTGACCCGTCAAAATTGATTCAAAGCTATTTAAAGTCTGAAACGGATTTAAGCACAACGCTATACGACCCGACAAATAGTTACATTCGATTTACATTAAAAGTAGGAGAGGAATACATCGAAAGTTATAACTACATTTTGAATTTAACTGATTCGGGTGGTAATGTACGTATAAACTTCACAAGTCCTTTCGTAGTAGGTAGTCAAATTTACATCGACCAAAACGATGGCGGTTCGGCAAATCCAAACTTACAAGGGTTCTTTACGGTAATTGCTCAAGGCTTGGGATACATAGTAGTTAACTCAGCTTGGAGCGATGTAACAAATGCTAACATAGATGGGACGGTACGCTATGCAAATAACCAAAAGACGGTAACGCTAAACGTAACTAACACAGAACATACTGTCACTAATTCAGCTTTCACGTTTCAACAGTTCCAATCTTTCTACTATTTAGACCGTCAAAATGATAACGGTAGTAGTTTATTTTATACGAATGCACCTTTAACAAATTTTAGCGTTACACCAACACAGGATTTTTATTTGTTTATCAACAATCCAAGTGCCTGTATAATGCACTTTGAAAACAGCTTTAACGAGGCGGGCGACATTGACATCGATAACACACCGTTTAACTATTTGAATGTAGGATATACTGCAACTGGATTAAGTGCGGGTGCAGAATGGTATTCGTTTCAATTATTTGACGCTTTAAGCAATCCTTTAAGTCAAAATTATATTTTCAACTTAGATAACCGTTGTGTAATTAACGATTATGAAATAGTATTTTTAGACCGTTTAGGCTCGTTGGGTTCGTTTGCTTTTCAATTAGCTACATACGAAAAAGGTAATGTCACACGTGAGACTTACAATAGACCAATAGCTGGTAAAGTAGTAAGTGAACAATGGCGATACGATACACAAGACTTTGGAATGACTAACCTAAATACAAAAGTTGAAAAGATACTCGAACTAAATACAAATTGGATTAGCGAACAAATGGCGCAATACTTCGAGGAACTTGTTACGAGCCCCGTAACGTATATCAAAATAGATGGCGACTATTATGCTTGTATAGTGCAAGACAATGCGTTTGAGGTATTTAAACAAAAGAATAAGAACCTAATCAAACAAAAGATTACAGTTAAGTTAGCAAACAACAACGCAATCAATGGTTAAAATACAAATACAAAACGGTTATCTTAACGTAAAGGATTCGTCAAATTTTCCAATTACGTTTAAGGTTTCCGACATTCGAGACTTGAGCAGTCGAAAAGGTACATTCTCAAAAACGATTACTTTAGTAGGTGACTCAAATAACAATCAACTGTTAGGTCATTTATACGATGTAAACATTCAAACGGGTACATTTGACATTAATAAGCTAACACGTTGCACCGTAATACAAGACGAACTACCAATAGTTGAAGATGCCTATTTACAATTAATAGCGGTAAACAAATTACAATCAACAACGAACTTTGAACAAGATGTTGAATATAGTGTAATTATAAAAGATTCTCAAAGTGATTTCTTTACAAAGTTGGGAAGTGCTGAGTTGACTGATTTAGACTTCAGCGATTTTGATCATGTGTTAAATGCTACAAATATTATAGCTTCGTTTTCAAACACGGATAAATACAAATACATTTTACCATACGCACCACTTGACACTTACCCACTAAAGGAATTTAAACCTGCTATCTTTGCGAAAGAATACTTCGATAGGATTTTCGCACGTGCGGGGTTTTCTTATTCATGGGCTACAATAGCAAACGAACGCTTTGAAAGGTTGTTGATTCCATTTAATGGAGACGTTAATAACATTGATTACACGCCGTATAATGTAATATTTAACAAAACATTAAACTTTGGTTCTTTATATCCAACAACCATAACAAACAATTGGATAAATCAAAACTTATCAAACGTAACACAAACGCAAGATAATTTCAACTTATTCAATCCAACAACGGGTGTATATAATTCACCTTTCAATTTAAGTTCGGGAGATAGCATTAATTTAACAATTCCAATAAATTACACAATCAGCTTTAATAATACAACGGGTTTGAATTTAACTCCGCTTGCACTTATTACACATAGATTAAAAATTAGAATTTTCAAAAATGCCACATTACATCAAACTGTAATAGTTGACCAATTACTAAATTATGTAAACCCTACTTTAGTTGCGCCTGGAGTTACTCAATTTCATGCCAACTCAATAATTGCAAACATTCAAATAGCAAACGTATTAACAACTGATAATATCACGTTTCAAGTTTCTACTGATAATGAAAAAAACGGAAACTTTGTAAATGGTGGAACTGCATATAATATAGGTTTTATTTGGGATATTACAAGCCTTGAGGCTACACTTACACCAAGTTCAAATATAAGCGGTTACAATTCAGATATTAGTTGTAATTTATACGTACCTAAAAAGATACGTCAATCTGACTTTATTAAGTCAATTTTCAATATGTACAATTTGTACGTTGACATTGACCCGACAAACCCGAATAACTTAATACTAATACCACGTGACAACTATTACGATAGTGGGGCGGTTAAGGATTGGACATTAAAAATCGCAAAAGACCGTGAGCAAACAATTACGTTTTTGCCTGAGTTGACAAAAAAGAAACTTACATTCAGTTACAAGCAGGATTCAGATAGCGTTAATAAAACGTATTTTGCACAATTAAACGAAGTCTACGGTCAAGTGTCATTCACATTTGATAACGAGTATATAAAAGACGAAGAGCGTAAAGAATTAATATTTAGTCCTACACCGATTTTAAAAACTACTTTCGGTGCTTACGTTCCTGCTTTAAGCGGTGCAAGTCCGAACACTAACATACGTATTTTGTACGATGGGGAACTCACTACTTCGACTGCAAATTACACTATTGAGAATTACGTAGGAAACACGGAAACGTCAAACGTGTACGCTTATGCTACTCACTTTGATAATCCTATTACACCGTCATTTGATATTAACTACGGGGTTTGTGATTACTACTTCTATTCTTTAAGTAACGTAACAGCGAATAACCTTTACAATATTTACTATCGCAGAACGATAAACCAAATTAACAAGGGTAAAATGCTTTCGGCATACTTTGACCTAAGAGCGAACGACATCGCAGGTTTAAAGTTGAATGACAAAATACGTATTGATAATTCTTGGTGGTCGATTAATTCAATCAATGATTACAAAGCAAACGAAAACACACTAACAAAAGTCGAACTACTAAGCATTGACGATGAGATTGACTTACCACCATACCAAACAAAACCGTTAAAACCTTACGTAGGAACTAACAAACCTGCAAAAGAAATAAGCGATAACTATTGGAATAACAACAACGTAATCAACAACGGTGGTATTGTAATTGGCTCAATCGGAAAACAAGCAGTAAATGGCGATAATTTCTTCAAGTCTATTACAACTGAAAGCATAAACGGAATCGAGCAAATACAACAACAAGTATTTAAGGCTAAGATAACGCAAACGGGAACAGATGACCCAGTTATCGAAACGGTCTATTTAAACACGTTAGGATTCAACATAACAACGTCACGAACGAGTGCGGGGTCTTATGTTTTTGATGGCTTTACAAATGACGATTTAAGCGCAATTTTTTTAGCTACTGAAGATGGCGCATTGAGAATTACTGAAGATGGGGAGTTTTTAATAGATGAGACAGGACTTGCTACATTCAATGCAATACCATACGAAATAAACACGAGTCTTTTTAAACAAACGGGTCACGACATAGGTATATACTGCGAGGGTAGTAAGATATTTTTCGACACTACAATATCGGGAGTGCCAAGCGATGGCGTTATTCCAAGCGATTACACACGTACTTTTATTTTAACAGTCACGTTGTACATTTAATTTTTACTATACATTATAAGTATGGCACAACAAGCAATAGAAATTCCAATTAAGTTAGGCGGGTTACAGCAACTTAAAAAGGAAATACGAGAAATAAAAGGTGAGTTAGCAAATGCTACCGACCCCGAACAAATGCAACAACTTGCACAAAGAGCGGGGGAATTAAACGACAGATTAAAAGATGCTAACGAACAAGTAGCAGTATTTTCAAGTGGTTCGAAGTTTGAAAGTACAAGTAATGCACTTGGATTAATGGGTAGCCAAATACGTGACTTAGATTTCGAGGGAGCGTCTCAATCGGCTAAACTATTTGCGGGGTCGTTAAAGTCTATTAGTCCTGCTGAAATAGGCACACAATTAAAAGGTTTGATTTCAACAGTTGGAACGGTTGCAAAGGCTTTTGTTTCTTTTGGTGCTACGCTATTAATGAATCCAATTTTCATAATCGGTGCTATTATTGCGGGTATTGTTGCTATAATTGTTGCGTTACTTTCAAAACTCGGATTACTTAAACCAATACTTAACGCAATAGGTAAAGTATTCGGTGCGGTTGGAGATGCTATTGATGCGGTTGTACAATCAATTAAAGATTTTTTAGATTGGTTAGGTCTTACAAACTTTGCAGAACAAAAAGCAAGTGAGGAATCGGTTAAGGCTCAAGAAAAAAGAGCGAACGCATACGAAGAAGCAAAGAATAAAAGAGTTGGAGCAATTGACCAAGAGATAAGAATGGCTCAACTTGAGGGTAAAAGCACTTATTATTTAGAACTTGAAAAACAAAGGTTAATAAAAGCGACTGCTTACCAATATGCAAAGGCTTTAAGTGCAAGAATTTCCTTAATGGTTGCTTCAGGTGACTACGACAAAAAAGAAGTAACAGATTTACAAGCTAAATTAAAAGAACAACGTGCTTTAATTACTACTGCAGGAAACGAAATCACTTACATAAAGAAAAAGAAAGTAGTTCAAGACCAAGCAACAGAGGACGAAGCACACAAAAAAAGTATTGAAGCGGGTAATAAAGCAAACGAAAAGAAAAAACAAGCCCAGTTAGATTATGCTAAAAACCGTGCTGAAGTTGCAAGGCTAATCGAAGATGCTAACATCGCTATAATGGCAGATGGCGAAGCAAAAGAAATAGCAACTATAAACTTAAAGTACAAACGTGCAATTGAGGAAACTTTAGCAAATGAAAAGTATTTAGCAACTGAAAAAGAAACTATTAAAAAACAACTCGAAGCACAACAAACTTCAGAACTGTTAAACATTGAAAAAGCTAAGCAAGAAAAATTAGACGCTTTAACAATAGAGCAACGTGATAAAGAGATAGAAGCGGAAAAAGAATTTCAAACACGATTACAAGAACAAGAAACTGCAATCGCTAATTCAAAACTAAGCGCACAAGAACAGGAGATACTTAACGTACAAAATAAATACGCTAAACTTTTAGAAGATGCTAAAAAGTATGGTGAAGATACTAAAGTAATTGAAGAGCAAATAGGAAAAGAAAGAGCAGACATTGAAAAGAAATACGCTCTAAAAAAGATAGCAGACGCACAAGCGGAACGAGATGCAAAGATTCAATTTGCAACAGATATTAACTCTGGACTTTCACAACTTGGAAACATATTCATAAACGACCAAAAGAAACTCGAGAAATTCCAAAAGGCTACTGCTTTAGTTCAAATCGCAATTGACACAGCAAAAGCTATTAGTTCACTCGTTGCAATGTCACAAGCAAATCCATTAAATGCGGTAACAGCAGGTGGTGCAGGAATAGCGCAATACGCTTCGGGTATCGTTCAAATCTTAACAAACGTAGCAAAAGCAAAAGCATTATTAAGCAATCCGAGTGCTTCGGCTTCGGGTGGCGGTGGAGGTACTTCAGCAAGTGCCTCAAGTGCTTCAAGTGTAACACCGTCTATTAATATGTTTGGACAAGGAAACAACGCTAACAATTTAACAGGTCAATCAATGCAATCAAATCAAACGGTAACAGTTCAAGCGGTTGTAAGTGAAACTGAAATTACAGCTACACAAAATAAAATGAAAATAATCGATTTAGGTTCTACACTATGACAAGTTACATAAAACTATTAAATGCAATTGACGTATTTTGTCAACAACATTTACAGATTAAAAAAAATGCGGGTGAGTTTCGGGAGCAGATGCCAAACTTTAGCACCTTAGACGAAAAGTATCCTTTGCTTTTTTACGTTCCTATTAGTCAAACGATGGGCGAAAATACCAATATCTTTGCTATGGATATTTACTGTGTGGATATTATACAAAAAGACCGTGCTAATATAAACACTATTTTAAGCGATACGAATTTAATTTTAAATGACTTATATTTGTACTTTAGTCAAGGGTCAGATTTAAGCATAGACGCTCAAGCACCTACATTAATCCCAGTCAATAACTTTGATTTAGATTACGTAGCTGGGTGGCAAATGAGTATCACGTTTGAAGTTGACCAATACTGTGTTGAGGATATACCATTTGAGATTGGAGATTAAACATGGCAACATTCAAAGTAAAATACGCTACACGTAATAAGTTAGCAAGGTCATTACAGCAGGAAATTAGGTCGCTTGGATTGGTTGACACGGGTGCGTTATATGAATCTGTTAGGATTTCAGCAATGACTGGGGACGAACTAAACACGATTAACATGACGATTAACGCTATGTTTTACTATTTGTTTTTAGATGAGGGAACGAGTAGAGGGATACCGCCTTATTCAATTACAGATAACTGGCTAAGACGTAGCGATGTACAAGCGATACTTGCTGAAGTAACTCAAGAGTATATAGCATGGCAGTTTGAAAAATACCCACTTTTGGAAATGGCTCGAATACTTAACAACCCTAAAATTAGTATTCAGTTCAATTGGATTGACAGTCCTTATCCGAACTTGCCAACCGCACCAATGACACCGTTTTAAATTCCGTAAGTTTGCTTCATTGAAAGCATATTAAACACTAAGATAATAGGTAGGTCAGTAAGTTGGTCTACCTTTGTCAAATCCCCACCGCTCAAATCAAATATTAAACGCTCCCAACTAAACTTAGATAGTTTCTTTTCCTCTTCTTCGGCTTTTATATCTTCTTGGTCAAGTTCGTTTTCGTCTAATTCGTCACTTTCTATTGGTGGATTAAACAGATTTTCGTACACTTTTAAGAAGTTATCTCTAAACTCAACAAAGAAAACCACACCACCAAAGCAATCGTTTATTAGAACGTCTTTAAATTCGTGTTTGCGTTGTTCTAAGTCAAACTGTAAAGGCTCAAAAACACGGTTGCCCCATTCGTCTTGCTTAAAAACTCGGAATAAAATGCTTAAAATCTTGTCAAAGTTTTGCGCTTCGTTTTCAAATAGGTGGTTTAAGTCGATAAACTCACCGAGCGTGTACCATTCTTTAAAGTGAAACCCGTTTATTTCTTGTTTAAAGTTCTTTGTAGGTGCAGATTTTACCCAAGCATACTCTTTTGTTAACTTACTAAACTCGGATAGGTCTAAATTTTGCAACTCTTCGATGTCGGTATCGGTTAAGATTGAAAGCCTTTCAAGTTCCAAATCAAATGGAGAGTCAAAATGGATTGTTTCCAACCCCCTTAATTCCATGAATGTTTCGACTGTTACGTTATGCCACGCTTTCATCTTCATCTTTTTCTATTTCATTCGTCATTTTCTTAGCAACGTGCCAAATGATAGGTAAAGCAAACGATGCCTTTTGGTCAGCGAACAAAGTAGTTTTGTGTTTGATGTGTGCAGGTTCGTAGTGTTCTTTTTCTGTTAAGTCGGTACGCTTATACAACACCGCAACCATTTCAGCGATGTACGAGTTTGGATTTTTAGCGATTAGTTTTTCAATTGCTTTTAAGTCTTTTACTGACACCTTAAAATCTTCTTTGTATGCTTCGTAAGTGTAGCCGTCAATCTCGATAGTGCGTTGAATTTCTAAGTCTTTACTTTCGCTATCGTTAAAAAGACGAACAACCTCTTTGAACTCATCAAATTCTAAGTCGTTAATATCGCTTTCGTCCGCACCTAAGTACGTAAAGATTTGATACCATTTTTCAATAGGTTCGTTTTCACTTCTTAAAATTTCATTCACTTTTGAAAATTGCTTAACGCTCAACTCAGTTGATTTGTTAGGGATTTCATTTTTTCCAATTGTTACCATATACTAATTTTTTAACAAATATACAATTTTTGAACAAATAATTTTATATCTACATAATAAGTATGGATAAATTGCCTACTTACAAAATTACTATTGACCCTGAATATAGCGAGGGCGAGGACTTAGGTATCGAAATGATTGCTTTCACGTCACGTCCTGCGGTTAAAGTTAAAGGAGTAGCGTTCAATTCACACGAACAAATGTACTTTGCTGACGAGGTTAAAATGCGTATCGTTGCACCTGCTATGATTCCTATGGAGATTTATAGAAATGATGAGGGCGAAGAGTACTACGTTTCATTCACAGCCGAAGAGATTGAAAAGATACACGCTAAGTTCATGGAGAATTTATCTAACAAAGATATTTTTAACATTGAACATAATGCAGAAAATAAAGTCCCTGCTTATGTATTAGAAGCGTGGATAGTTCAAGACCCTAAAAACGACAAAGCGAAAGCGTACGGTATTGACGTACCAAAAGGTACTTTAATGTTGACCGCTCAAGTAACTGACGAAGATTACTACAACGAACTTGTAAAGAGTAATCAAGTAGGGTTTTCGATTGAGGGTTTCTTAGGCATGAAATTGAACGAACAAAAGACGGAATTAAATAATCAATATAGTATGAAGTTACCAGATGGAGAGCACCTAATCGAAGGTAAAATCTACGTTGTAGAAGGCGGGGAAGTTATCGAGGTATTAGATGCGCCTGCTACGGAAGTAGTAGAAGAAGAAATGGCAACTGAAGTAGTCGAAGAAGAAGTAGTAGAAGAAGAAATGGCAACTGAGGAAGTTGTTGAGGAAGAAGTCGCAACTGAAGAGGTTGCAATGGCAGTCGACCCAACAGCAGACGCTGAGGCTATCCTTGCTATCGTTACACCTTTGTTAGACGAAAAAGTTAACGAATTGTTGCAAGTAATTGCAGAGTTAAAAAATTCTTTAGAGGTAGAAGTTGAGCCTATCGAAGAGGAATTAAAAGAAACTAAATTATCAGCTCACGAAAAATTTAACGCGTTCAGAGACGCATTTTCTAAAAAATAACAAAATGGAAAGAAATTTAAAATTTGACTTGGACATCGAAACAAACGCATTATTGTGTCCAAACCCGAACGAGTTTTACGGTCGTTCTTATTTAGCTGAAGATACAGTAGACAACTACCGTACTTTGCCAGGAATTAAAAGTGCTACTAAATTAGCAAACGTTACTTTTGGTAACATCTTACAAGCTTCAACTTGTAACTTTACAGCACCTACTGATTCATTAGATGCAGTTGATATTGACGTATGTGCTTTGTCAGCTATGGCTCAACTTTGTCAATTTGACTTAGAGCAGTCTTTTTTAGCTTTGCAAATGGCTCAAGGTTCAAACGGAGACTTTTCAGTAGCTTCTTTCATGAACTTCTATTGGGGAGAAATGGCGAAACAAATCGGTGAAGATGTTGAGTTGATTCGTTGGCAAGGTGACACAACAAGCGCAGATGATACACTTGCTTTGTGTGACGGTTACATCAAAAAGATGTTAGCAGACGCTGGAATTATTGACGTAGCAAATACTACAATTACTACTTCTAACGTAATCGGAGAAATTGTAAAAGTAATCAACGCATTACCGTCAACAGTTTCACGTAAAAAAGCAGACTTACGTTTGTACGTTGCTTCTAACGTAGCTAACGCTTTGGAATTGGCAACTGCTTCAGGAAACACTCAAACTTACATCACTACTCCATTAGCTTTGACTTTCTTAGGTATCAAAGTAGTAGTTGCTGAGGGTATGCCAAACGATACAATGGTTTGTACTGTTAAGAACAACATGATTTACGCTTTCGATGGCGAGGGTGACGGAAAAGCAATCAAAGCTGTTAACTTAGCTGATACAGTTGCAGAGCCTTACTTACGTTCACGTGCAAACTTGAAAGTTGGTTTCTCTTACGTTAACCCAACTGAAATCGTTTTATACTCATAATCCGATTAATATTTTAACCAAAAGGGGAGGGCGTTAAATCTCCCTCCCTTTTTTAATACTTTTAAACATGGCTTGTACAACACTTACAGCAATCACAAAAGGTTGTGATAATAACATCGGAGGGATTACTGCTATCTATATCAATGATATGGATAACATAACTTCGACTACAATCGATTCAGCTACGTACATGGTAGATGCTCAAGTAGTATCTTCTAACTATGAAGCGTTTGAATTTAGACGTAACACAGGTAACTTTACAGAGGAAACTGCGGTAGACTTCGCAAACGGTTCTTCTTTTGTTACTGCTACAGTTACTTTGATGTTCCACCGTAGAGAAGCGTCAAAATCTAAAGCGATTAAAATCCTTTCAGAGGGTCAAAGAGACTTAGCTATTATCGTTAAAGATGCAAACGGAAAATATTGGTACTTCCCTTACGCTCAACTTTCAGCAACTGCTGAGGGTTCAGGAACAGCAAAAGCAGACGGTTCAAAATATTCTGTTACATTCATCGCAGAAAACGAAAACTTGGCTTACGAAGTTGACCCAACAATCATCGCAGGTTTGATTTAAAAATACCTTGTAAATAAAGAGAGGGGAGTTAATAGCTTCCCTTTTTTTGTGAACTTTTTTTAAAGATTAACATTATAGTTATGATATACATTGAAAAAGATATACTTAACACAATTGTTTTGACGCTTACAGAAAGCTCAACGCTATCTAATCCTTATTATGTATTCGAGTTTGAAAACGATTTTAACACGGCGACAGAACCTATTTACTTCTATGCGCCTGACTTGTCGAGTTCAAAAACACGATACAATAAATTTGAGTTAGTTGAAGGAGTTGATGTAACTTTTGTAATAGGTCAATACAGTTATAAAGTATATGAAAGTGCAACAGTTCCAAATCTTAGTTTGCCAAACCCAGTTGAGGGATTGCATGAAATTGAAGAGGGTAGAATGGTTGTCGATGGTGTCTTAACTAACTCAATTTACGAATGAAATTTTTAGGTTTTAACATTGGAAAAAGCGAAAGCGTGAGCGTTGAAAGTAACAACTATCAATCGTTTTCAAGTCCATTTATGAAAGTAGGCGAGGGCAATTTGTCACTACCTTACGTTAATGCACGTCAACAGGTTAGCGGATATATCCGTTTTGGTGCTGATAACTTTTACCCGCAATTAATTAATCAACTTTACTACACGTCTCCTTTACATGGTGCGATAGTTGACTTTAAAACCAACGCTACAATTGGAGGGGGTTATGAAATTAAGACGGATTCAAGTGTAACAGCTATTGAAAAGATGGAAGTTTACGCTTTTGAAAAGAAAGTAGACTTAGAACAATTACTCGATAAGATAACAAAAGACGATATTTTACACAACCGTGTTTATTTTAGACTTGTATTTAACTCAAACAATGATTTAATTCGTGTTAAGCACATAGGAGCTGAGAAAGTTAGAACGTCAAAAGACAAATTAACTTATTTTATTTGTGACGATTGGACTTCGCAAATTGATATTGAAACTATTTATCCATACGACCGTAAGATTTACCAAAGAGAGTGTATATATGTGTACGAAAAGAACTGTGTAGGTCAAGACGTTTACCCTTTACCAAGTTATACAAGTGCATTTAATTGGGCTTTCTTAGATGGCGAAATGTCATACTTACAAAAGTCTAATATCTTGAACGCTATCTTCCCGTCATTTGCTTTTATGTTTCCTAAAAAGCCACAAAGCGAAGAGGAAAAAGCAGGATTAAGAAAAACAATTGAAAGCGGAAAAGGTGCAAGAAATGGCGGTAAAGTTTTAAGTTTCTTTGCTAACAATGCAGACCAACTTCCTAAGATTGAAGCGATACCAACCAACAACAACGACAATCTATTTCAAGTAACAACTGAAAGTATTGACAGTAAGATATGTCAAGCGCATACAATTGACCCGATATTAATGGGTATTCGTGTGAGTGGTAAACTTGGCTCAGGTTCTGACATCAAACAGTCGTATATCATTTTTGAAAAGAACGTAATCTATCCACAACGCCATAAGATTGAAAAGATAGTAAACGACTTATTTAAAATCGCTAAGATTAAAGCTACATTCACACTAAACAACTACCAAATTGTTAATGAAACAATTGTAGAATTAGATGGTAGCGGTAAGAAAACGACAGACGCTTTAAACGCAATGTCTCCATTGGTTGCTACAAAAGTACTTGAGTCAATGACAGAAAATGAAGTACGTGCTTTAGCAAGTTTACCACCAGTAGACGGTGGCGACAAAACGAAATCACAGATAGCAACTGAAACGGCTATAATAACTACACAAACACCTGCATAATGAATTACTTTATAACTGAAGCATACTTAAAAAATCAAACACCGATTACTGCAAATGTCGATGTTAAAGATGTTACGCCTTACATTAGAACTCAGTCGGACTTAAGAGTACAGCCAATTTTAGGCACTTACTTTTACAAATATTTGTTGGCTAAGTATAATGCTGAGACATTAACAACAGACGAGGAAACACTTGTCGAATATATTAAGCCAATTGTAGCGTGGCGAAGTGCTGAAGATGCAGTATTCGGATTGAGTTACCAGCTTAAAAACAAAGGTTTGCAAGTTCAGAATGGAGACTATTCTAACTCAGTAACACAAAGCGAGGTAGCTTTTGCTCAAGACCACTACGCACAAAAGGCTTCATTTTACGAGGTTCGTTTGATTAACTATTTACGTGCTTACAAAGATTTGTACCCACAATTTACAAGTCACTTGAATACAGATAGCGACATCAAACCATTAAAGACACAAGAAAACGGATTTAACGATAGTATTTTATTTATATGAAGTCTTTTATCGCCTCTTATTACACGTACTTTTTACAAGCGTTGTTCGTGTTTTTTGCACCTATTAAAGGTATTATTATACTCGTAGCTTTAAGCACTATTTTAGATACTTGTTTTGGTATATGGAAAGCTAAAAACCTAAAAGAAAAAGTAAACAGCAAAACTTTTAGACATGGGTTTATACCTAAGATACTAAGCTATGTTAGTGCTACTATGTTAGTTTATGCTTCAGACTATTTTATCGTTAACGAACTTACAAAAGGTATTGTTTCAGTTGAATTTCTATTTACAAAATTAATCGCTTTAGTATTAATATCTATTGAGGTTAAGTCTATGGACGAAAGTTTTGAGAAAGTCAAAGGCTATTCATTCATTAATAAAGCAGTTGATTTAATTATCAAAGCTAAAAACATAAAAAAAGAACTATGACAACAAAAGGAAACTTTCCACACTTAGAAGTTGCTAAATTTATTTTATTTATAGTAATTTGCGCTATCTTTTACGGTTTCCTTTTTAGTTGTTCAGCTTCATATCACTTACGTAAATACGAAAAGAAAGGCGGTAAAATAGAACACGTTACTGACACTTTAACGTACTATAAAAAAGATTCGGTTTTAATACGAACTAAAGACACTTCGTTTTTTCAGTATTATTATACCCAAAAAGATACAATAGTAAAACAAAATGTATTTTTATACCCGAAAACACGCTTTAATCAAAGACTTGAAATAAGACGATTTAAGGATAGTTTAAAATTCGAGTTAAGGAAATATACTGATTCATTACGTTATGCTTTTAGAACGCATAAAATCAACGTAAAACAAGATACTAAAGTAAAAGTATCAGAACAAAAAACACAACGTAAGAAAAACCGCCCTATTTGGATACCGATAGCGATATTAATTATTTTGCTTATTATTGCATTTAGGTTTAAATAGCGTTCCAAACGCATAACACTTTATTTATGGCAAAGATTCGCCCGAGAATAACAAGCGAGGAGTTTGAAATTGTACAACAGTACCGTGCAATTAAAGAGGAATCGAATGAAATGGGAATAGACCACCAAGATGTTAAACACGGTTGGTTAAAATCAAAGAATGCATCTTTATTTTTTGCAAATCCCGACTACAAAAACAAGAACCACAAAGATTTTGAAATACTTAAACAAGGTATCGTTGAAATTGTAAAGGATTCAGCACCTAAATACCCCGAGTTAAAACGTAATAAATGCGAAGATGGTCACTTATTAGTGATTGACATTGCTGATTTACACATCGGAAAGTTAAGTTCGGTATTTGAAACTGGCGAAGAGTACAACCAAGAGATAGCAGTACAACGTGCTAAAGACGGTATGCAAGGAATACTTGACAAGTCAAAAGGTTTTGAGATTGACATGATTCTTTTCGTTGCTGGTAACGATATATTACACACTGATAACACACGTTCAACAACAACAAGCGGAACACCTCAAGACACTGACGGAATGTGGTACGAAAACTTTTTAAAAGCTAAACAACTTTACATCGAGTTATTAGAAAGTTTAATGTCAATTGCTGAGGTTCGAGTGATGTACAATCCAAGCAACCACGATTACACGCATGGATTCTTTTTAATGCAATTGATTGAAGCATACTTTACCAACTGTAAACACATTTCTTTTGATGTTAATTTAAGACATCGTAAAGCGTACAAATATTATAATAACCTAATCGGTACAACGCACGGAGACGGTGCAAAGACGGATAACTTGCCAATCTTATTAGCTACCGAGTTTCCTTTGATGTGGTCGACTACTGAAAGACGGTATATTTATTCGCATCATTTACACCATAAAGTAGCAAAGGATTACATCGGAGTTACATTTGAAGCATTGAGAAGTCCGAGCGGTACGGATTCATGGCATCATAGAAACGGCTACCAACACGCACCAAAAGCAGTTGAGGGATTTGTACACCACAAAGTACATGGTCAAGTAGCAAGAATAACACACAATTTTTAATATGAAAGCACAGTTAAACTTTGACTTAAATAACGAAGAAGAACGTATCGAGTTTATACGTTGCTCACAATCTGCTGAATTAACACTTGCACTATTTAAAATGCGTGAGTTGATTATAAGAAATGACGTAATAACAAATGAAGAGTTTGTCGAAATATTAGACGAGTACAATATTAACATTGATAACATATTAATATGAACCTATCAAAACACGTAAAAGTTGAGGAGTTTTGCTTTTCACCTACTGCAATAAGAGCAGGAATTAAAAATGTAATGAGCCTTGAGCAATTAGATAATGCTGAGTTACTTTGTGAGAAAGTGTTTGAACCATTACGAGCGCATTTAGGAAAACCTATTAAGATTAATTCAGGCTTTAGAAGTCCGTCTTTAAATCGTGCTATCGGTGGCTCAAGTTCCTCACAACACTGTAAAGGTCAAGCAATGGACTTAGAATTACATGATAAAGAGTTGTTTGATTGGATTATTGATAATTTAGAATTTGACCAATTAATCGCTGAATTTGGAACTGACAACCATTTCGCATGGTTTCACATTAGCTATACACGTACAAAGAATAGAAAAGAAGTATTAAGAGCAACAAAAAAAGCAGGTAAAACCGTTTATTCAAAATATATTCGTTAACTTTGAGGCACTAATTTCATCGTTAGTTTGTTTGTAAAGACCGTTATTTTAATTAATAGCGGTTTTTTTTATGAAAAAAGTTTCGTTCTGAAGCCCAATAAAATCAACACTTTCAAAAATAAATTAAAAATAATTGTAAATAAATTGTAAATAACTATTG